AAGAAACTGAAAGATCTTAAGAAGAGCGACGATCCAAAGGAAACTCCTCAGAACATCAATAACTCAATCTTCGTGGGTAGTGCTGCTGAGTTGCAGGCTTTGATCAATGGTAGAAAATAATGGCTGTAAAAACGTATCTAGGTAATCCCAATCTAAAAGCAGCTGGGGTTATCCATCAGTATACACTAGACAAAGTTGAAGAGTATATGAAATGCGCAAAAGATGTTGAGTATTTCGCACGCAAGTATATCAAGATCGTGAACGTTGACTTCGGTCTTATGCCATTTAATATGTGGGACTTCCAAGCGAAGATGCTCAAGACGTTCCAAGAGAATCGCTTTAGTATCTGCAAGCTTCCACGTCAGGTTGGTAAGTCCACTACATCTATCGCATACATTCTTCATCTGATTCTATTCACAGATCAGCAGAACGTAGCCATTCTAGCGAACAAGGGCGCGCTCGCGCGAGATCTGCTTGCTAAGTTGCAGCTAGCCTTTGAATATCTACCTAAGTGGTTGCAGCAAGGTGTTGTGACTTGGAACAAAGGTAACATCGAGCTAGAGAACGGTTCAAAGGTTCTCGCAGCTGCTACCTCGTCAAGCGCCATCCGTGGTGGATCGTTCAACCTGATCTTTCTCGACGAGTTCGCGTTCGTGCAGCGTAACCTCGCTAATGCATTCTTCGCTTCTACCTATCCTACGATTTCATCTGGTAAGACTACCAAGATCATTATCGTGTCTACGCCAAATGGTATGAACCACTTCTTCAAGATGTGGGTAGATGCCACAGAAGGTCGAAGTGAGTATAAGCCAATTGAAATTATGTGGAACGATGTTCCTGGTCGTGATGAAGAATGGCGCAAACAAACCATCGCTAATACCAGCGAAGAACAGTTCCGTCAAGAGTTTGAGTGCGAGTTCATCGGTTCAACCAATACTCTCATTCATCCTGTCAAGCTGCGTGAACTAGCTTGGGTGCCAGCAAATAAAGATAAGTTTGGTCTAGACTATTACGAAGAGCCTGATCCGCGAAAACTTTATATCTGCGTCTTCGACGTATCAGAAGGTGTAGGTGGCGACTACTCAGCGCTTTCGGTATTTGATGTTACTCAAACGCCGTATCGACAAGTGGCTAAGTATAGAAGTAAAGATGTTTCTCCACTTATGTTCCCAGATATCATCTATCGTTTTGCCAGATGGTATAACAATGCTTGGGTGCTAGGCGAGACAAACAATATCGGTCAGCAGGTTGTTCAGTCTCTGTTTACCGATCTTGAATATGAAAACGTGATTGCTACCTTTACAAAGAACAAGAATATCAAGATTGGTGGTGGTTTCAATGCAAGATCAGCTTTTGGTGTCAGAACAACTAAAGCCGTCAAGAAGATCGGCTGCTCTAATCTAAAAACGATTGTCGAAAGCAATAAACTTCTTATAACTGATTTTGATACTATCGAAGAACTTTCTACATTTGTTGAAACAAAAGACACTTTCAAAGCTGAAGAAGGGTGTCATGACGATTTGGCTATGACTTTGGTTCTGTTTGGGTGGCTTATCACTCAACCATACTTCAAAGACCTGACAAATAGCGATATTCGTAGAAACCTTGCTAATGAAACCATGAAAGATGTCCACGATGATCTTCTTCCGGCTGGTTTCTTTGATGCAGGAGATCAAACCCACTCTATGGATAGTGGAAGCGCCGACGAGTTCGAATCTGGCTTCAACGACGGTCGAATTTGGTAATAAAGTCCATTTTTATAAATAAACCGAGTAGGATTCAAGGCGCGAAGTATACATACCTTCGTTAGATAAAAGGAGATAATCCATATGGCTTTCCAAGTTTCTCCAGGAGTTAATGTCAGTGAGATCGATCTCACAACGATTATCCCTGCTGTAAGCACGACAACTGGTGCAATTGCCGCTCACTTAAGATGGGGTCCTGTTGGACAACGTGTTCTTGTTGATTCGGAAGATACACTTGTAAAACAATTCCATCATCCAAATACAAATACGGCTGTGGATTTCTTTACATCTGCAAATTTTCTTGCATATGGTAATGCGCTGTATGTAACACGTGTTGTTAACGCAAATAACAAAGTTGGCGCTACGATTGCTCGTAATGCGATTGCAAACGAAGCAAATACGCAAAACACAGTTATCAATAACGAAGATGATTATAACAACAACTATGTAAACGGTATTACTGGTGTTGGTGCTTGGGTTGCTAAGTATCCAGGCGTTCTTGGTAACAACTTAAAAGTTTCTGTTTGTTTGTCTTCAAATGCTTACGAAAGCACAATAACAGGAACAACCACTCGTGGTTTTATTCTTGGCGGAACAACGCTCTCTGCTGCCAATAATGCTGGTCTTTCTGCAACAGTATTCACAATTGTAACTGCTGCTAACGGAAATATCTCAACAGTCACAGCTAACACTAAGTCGAAGACAGTTTCAGCCAATCTTATCAGTCAAATTAACGCTGGAGATTATCTAATCATTGGTGGAACAAAGCAAAGAAAAGTTTCTGCTCGTGTTTCTTCAAACACTTCTGCAAGTGCGACAACTGGTTGGACTGTAACGCTAACACTTCAAGCTGGAGCGCAAGGCACTTCTGCTGGTTCTAACGGAACTGTAGCTGTTACTTCAACAAAGTACGGATGGTTCTCTCCTGGTTCTTATGGAACAGGAACGATGACATTCTCGAACAACAGCACAGTTGTAACATCTACTGCTAACGTAGGTAGTCAACTTACTGTAGGCGACATTCTTGTCGCTGGTCCAGATAAGGTTCCAGTTAAGGTTGCTTCTATTGCAGCTAACGGTCGTTATTTTACCATCCAGTCTAAGTATGTCGGTAACACTGGCACACAATCTACGACGACTCGTCGTTGGGAATACTTTGATTATGTTCCATCTGCTCCAGGCACTTCAACAGAAGCTGCGCAGTATGGTGGTTCAAATGACGAAATGCATATTGTTGTTCTTGATGAAGTTGGTGGTATTGCTGGAACAGCTGGAACTATTCTTGAAGTGTTCCCTAATCTTTCGAAGGCATCCGGCGCACATAGCGAAGACGGAACAACAACTCATTATCCAAACTACATCAACAAGAACTCTCGTTGGTTGTGGTGGGCACAGCATATTACAGGAATTAACACAAAATCAGTAACAAGAGCTGTTAATCATAACAGTGGCACTGGAACAACAAATAGACCAGTATATATGTCACTTGATAACGGTCGCGATGGTGCCGCTCCAAGAGCAGCAGATTATATCAACGGATATAATTTGTTTAAGTCGGCTGAGTCTGTTGACGTATCGTTGATTCTTGGTGGTGGTCATGCTACCGCTACTGTTCCAGTTCATATCATCAACAATATCTGCGAATACCGTAAAGATTGTATTGCAGTCTTTTCGCCTCGTCAGGCTGACGTTGTTAATAACTCAGGCTACGCTGGTTCAGAAGTAGACGACATCATTGCTTTCCGCAACTCTCTGCCTTCAACTTCTTACGCAGTAATTGACTCAGGCTGGAAGTATCAATACGATAAGTATGTTGATTTATTCCGTTATGTTCCTTGCAACGGTGACACTGCCGGAACAATGGTTCGTACAGATATTGAACGCGATCCTTGGTATTCACCAGCTGGATTCAATCGCGGTCAGATCAAGAATGTTATCAAGTTGGCGTTCAATCCAAACAAAACTGAACGTGATGCTCTCTACAAGGCTGGCATCAATCCAATTACAACATTCCCAGGCGAAGGAACAATCCTGTTTGGCGATAAGACGATGCTTACAAAACCATCGGCTTTCGACCGTATCAACGTTCGTCGTCTCTTCATTGTCCTCGAAAAGGCAATCGCAACTGCTGCGAAGTATACCCTGTTCGAGTTCAACGATGCGTTCACTCGCGCTCAGTTCAAGTCACTTGTGGAACCATTCCTCCGTGACGTTCAGGGTCGTCGTGGTATCACAGACTTCCGCGTTGTTTGCGACGAAACAAACAATACGCCAGAAGTTATTGACCGCAACGAGTTCATTGGTGATATCTACATCAAGCCTGCTCGTTCTATCAACTTCATCCAGCTCAACTTCGTAGCGGTTCGCACCGGCGTTGATTTCACTGAAGTTGTAGGTAAGTTCTAAAAGGCGGACTAAATAATAGAAAGGATAGGGAGAAAAACTAATGCCCTTTAATGTATCTACGTTCGCCTCACAAGGTTTGCCATACGGTGGCGCAAGAGCATCTCTTTTCGAGGTGTTCTTGTCACTGCCAGCTGGTATCGCAGAGCCAACAGCGGAAAATCAATTCCGCTTCGTATGTAAGGCTTCATCAATTCCATCATCTATTGTTGGTCAGATTGATGTTCCTTACTTTGGTCGCAAGGTAAAGATGGCTGGTAATCGCACGTTCGATAACTGGCAGGTTACAGTTATGAATGACGAAGATTTCCTCGTTCGCAACGCTTTCGAGAAGTGGTCATCATTTATTAACTCTCACGAGAACAATCTACGTGATCCTTCAGTAATTACTGAATCAGGTCTTGCTTCATATCGCACAACTGCTACAGTTCGTCATTATGCTAAGACTGGTGTGTTTGCTGGTGGAACAAATTCAGGCGATGCTGCTATTCCTACTCGTGAATACACATTCGTCAATATCTTCCCAATCAACGTTGGTAATATTGAACTGAATTGGGAAACAACTGACACTATCGAAGAATTTACAGTAGAGTTCGCCTACGATTACTGGACTGTTGACCAAGATGTCAACAACAGGGTAATCAATACCTAATTTGATTGCCTAAATATATTATACACTTTTTGAAGGAAATTAAATGGCAATCGAATTATTTGGCTTTCGCGTAGGGAGGGATGAAGAGGCGGCTGAGCGTAATGCTCAGCAAATACCTACCTTCACCCCTCCTCCTAATGTCGATGGTGCTATGGAAGTTGCTCCTGGCGGCGCCTATGGCACGTTTGTCGATATGGAAGGCGTTGCTAAGAATGAAGCAGAACTTATTACTCGATACAGAGAAATGTCGATGTATCCCGAGTGTGAGTCTGCAATTGATGACGTAGTAAATGAAGCACTTATTACTGACGATCAAGACGAACCAGTTTCCCTAAACCTCGACAATCTAAAGCAGCCAGAAAGCGTAAAGAAGCGCATTCAGGAAGAGTTTGATACTATTCTCAAGCTGCTTGATTTCAATAATATGGGTTACGAGTTGTTCCGTCGTTGGTATATCGACGGTCGTTTGTTCTATCATATCATGGTAGATATCAATAATCCACGCAAGGGTATTCAGGAACTGCGCTATATCGATCCTCGTCGTATCCGCAAGATTCGTCAGCCACTTCGTCGCACACCAATTGTTGGTCAGAACTCGAAGCTGATTGTTCCCGCCTACGAAGAATACTACCTTTACAACCTTGCTGGTATGTCACAAGGAACTATGACGCAAGGTGTCAAGGTTTCTAAGGACGCTATCTGTTACGTTCACAGCGGTCTGCTTGATGCTCGTAACCGCATGGTTCTCTCATATCTTCATAAGGCTATCAAGCCACTCAATCAGTTGCGTATGTTGGAAGACGCTGTAGTTATCTACCGTCTCGCTCGCGCACCTGAGCGTAGAATCTTCTACATTGACGTTGGTAACTTGCCTAAAGCAAAAGCTGAACAGTATGTTCGCGACATGATGGTCAAGCATAAGAACCGTCTTGTTTACGATGCTGATACTGGCGCTGTTAAAGACACTCGTAAGTTCATGACTATGCTGGAAGACTATTGGCTTCCTCGTCGTGAAGGTGGTCGTGGAACAGAAATTACTACGCTCCCTGGCGGTGAAAACCTTGGTCAGATGGACGACGTAGATTACTTCCGCAAGAAACTTTACAAGTCACTCTCGGTTCCTGTTTCACGTTTGGAACCAGAAGGCACGTTCTCAATGGGTCGTAGCGGGGAAATCTCTCGCGACGAAATCAAGTTCGCTAAGTTCATTGAGCGTCTGCGTGATCGTTTTACCCATCTGTTCGATAACCTTCTAGAAATCCAGCTGCTTCTCACGGGCGTAATGACCCGCGAAGAGTGGAAGGAAATGAAGAACGATATCAAGTATAATTTCCAGCGTGATAACTACTACGCTGAAATCAAAGAGCAGGACATGAT